TTGACCTTGAGAAGCAATCAATGTACCCAATATCGCACATCATTGTAAACAATTCAACGTTTGCAGATAATGTGATAAACTTTTCAATAACTGTGATAGCTATGGACTTGGTCGATCAGAGCAAAGATGAAAAGACAGACAAGTTTCGTGGCAACGACAACGAAGCAGATGTTTTGAACACACAGCTTTTGGTACAGAACAGATTGTATCAAGAACTAAAAAGGGGAACTCTTTATTCAGATGCATATCAGTTGATTGATGCTCCATCTTGCGAACCTTTTACAGATCGTTTTGAAAACCAAGTGTCCGGATGGGCGATGACCTTCACATTAAGCACAAGAAACAACGTACAAAGACCAAGCTGTGACTGATTTAAAAGGATTCCGAAATACATTGAACGATTTTGCAAAGCTTGTGATCAAAGGTGCAAAGGAAGAATTGCGCAGACAAAAGAAAGTAAACACAGGTGCAATGCTCAAGTCTTTGGATTATCGAATTGATCCAACACCCCTTGGTTTCAAACTTGCGTTTATTGACACAAGAGACAAGCCAATTGCAGATTTTGTGGACAAAGGTGTCAGCGGAATTATACAGAAATACAACACTCCGTATTCATACAAACCGGGTGGGGGAAAAAGAAAGCCACCTGCAAGTGTGATTATTGATTGGGTAAGTTCAAGAAGATTTCAATTCAGAGACAGAAAGACTGGAAGGTTTTTGAGTTACAATCAAACCGGATATATGATCAGAGAATCAATTTACAAAAGAGGATTGAAGCCAAGCTTGTTTTTTACAAAGCCATTCAATAAATACTTTGAAATGCTTCCGGATCAGTTATTTGAAACATTTGCAATAGAAATTGACAGATTTTATTCAGAAGTATGATTAATTCAAGAAGTCCATACCATTTAGAGTACGATAATGCAGTTCAAACAACAACTTTGGCAACCACAACAACCACAGTTGCACCAATTGTTACAACAACAACAAGCATTATTTATGAAACCTGCACGGTAACCAACTTGAGTTCAACAGAATCTTTGAGTTTTGATTTCCGTTTAGCAACTGGTTATTTAAGATCGCAAACTGTGGCAGCATCATCAAGCGTAGATATTTGTATGTATAATCCTGAATTGTTTTTTCAAAGAACATCCGGATCAACTGAATTTACTTTTGCAAAAACTGGGGTGGCCTGTTCTGCTCCAACAACTGCATATTGCAAAACATACAGAGTAACAAATAGCAGTTCCACAGAAACTGGTTCATTAAGTTACACGGCTTGTGATGGTCAACAAAGCATCGTTTACACAGTACCAACAAGCAGTACAATTGACATTTGTGTTTATCCTGCGGACACTTATACTTTTGGAGTTCCAACAATTTCAGGAAGCGGTGTCAGTTACATAGATTTAAATCAATTTTGTACAACCGATACATTAAGTTAAAAAATGATAAATACAAGAAGCCCATATTTTATAACATATTCAGGAAGCTAATGATACATATTTGCGCACAACCATCTTGGTTTTATTACTCTTGGCAAATTGATGTGATGCTCAAGTCTTTTCAGAAAGTTGAAATTGAAGATGAGATTCATATTGTTTCCGGTTATGTAACAAAACCACACAGAAGCTTTAAAAAATTGCAAAAGAAATATCCCAAGGTAAAGTTTTTCTTCTATCCTGACACAAGGGAAAATCCAAAGTATGTAAGTTCAATCAGACCTCATTTACTTTTGAAGCATTGGAAGGCAAATCCTTGGCTTGAGAAAGAAACAATTTTTTATCACGATTGTGATATTGCACTCACAAGAAAATTAGACCTTCCGGAAGATGATGTCTGTTACTTGAGCGACACAAAAAGTTACATAGGACACGATTACATAAAAAGCAAGGGAGATGATGTTTTGGACTTGATGAGCAAGGTTGCGGGCATAGACAAAAGAGTTTTGGAAGAAAGACAAGATCAAAGCGGTGGCGCACAATACATTTTAAAGGGCATAGACAGAGGATATTGGCTTGAGGTATATAACGATGCCGAAAATTTATTTGAAGCTGTTACAAGGCTTAATTTGAAAAAACAACAAGCTGATCCTAATTATCACGAATTGCAAATTTGGTGTGCGGATATGTGGGCAGTTCTTTGGAATCTTTGGAAGAGAAACAAAAAAACTGAAATCATAGATGAGATGGAGTTCACTTGGGCAACAAACAAAGTCAGACATTGGGAAAAAAATGCCATATACCACAATGCCGGTGTAACAAGTGATAAAGATGGAATGTTCTACAAGGCCATATATCAAAAAGAATTGCCACCAAAAGACCTTGAAATAAATGAAGATTTTGCTTCAAAAAAATATTACGAGTTATTGTGCGAGACATTATATTAGTAGGAAACGGATCAACGATGCTTGAGAGAAAGATGGGGTTGGAAATTGATGCACACGACAAGGTTGTGAGATTCAACAGCTTCAAGATCAAAGGCTATGAAGATTATGTTGGAACCAAAACCAACGTATGGTTTACCGTTAATAAAGCACATATCAATCGTGTTTATGATTTTGATGAAGTTCTTTTTCATAGTTGGGCATCTGAAGAAAGTTGCCTCCTTTATGAAGATTTTTTAAGACATCGAGCAGTTGAAAAAATAAAAAAAGAGACAATTAAAGAAACAGGGATTGATCACCCAAGTACAGGATTGATTGCAATATTTCACTTCCTGAAAAAACACAAACAGATCAACATTGTTGGTTATGATTGGTGGGTGAGAGAAAAGCACCATTATGGTGATAACGAAGCAAGAGGAACTTTGCACAACCCAAAAAAGGAATTGCAAATAATAAATGAATTGAAAAACGTAAATTTTATCTGATGCCAGTATTAAACAAAGTTGAGTTAGATATTTACATTTACACTGGTTTGTCAAGTGCATATTCAGGTAACAGGAAATATCAGCTTTCAAAAACAAGGATTTCTTCTCAAAGCAACATCACGTTTGAGATTGCTAATCTTGTAAGGGATTACATTTCACATAATTTCAACAATAACTATCCAAGTGATACAGTTTGGGTAAGAACAGAAGCAAGGTTATATGATCCGGATGGAACAGAGTTTGCGAGTGGCTCTCCTGAAGTTGATACATACATAGCAAAAGATGGGTATGGATATTTTGAAGATGGTATCAATCCACAGCTTTCAGACAATTTGCTAATGACCTCAAACAACATTTATTTAAACGAGGGAGATACAGGAAAGTTGCCAATATTTGCACAAGGAGTTGGAAAGGTTACAATTGATTCTGTCGATACTCAAATCACAGATGATGGGAATACAAACCAAAAAATTCAATACATAACCATACCAACAACAGCTTCAACCATTCAGGTTTATGATACTGATGACACAACTCTTTTAAGAACTGTGAATGTCTATCATATTTGCGAACCAAAGTACACACCATTTAAGGTTACGTTTGTAAACAAATACGGAGCATATCAGGACTTGTATTTTTTCAAGCGGACAGATGAATCGTTTAACATAACAGATGAAAGATACAAGCGTAATATTGTTGATCTTGATTCTTTAAGCTATGCAACTTATAAAGGCCAAAGTGCAAGATATAATGTAAAAGCAAACACATCCTTAAAAATGAACACAGGTTTTATTCTTGAGGATATGAACTCAACCATAGAGGAACTTTTTCTTTCAGAGGATTGCTGGATCAGATTCGAAAACAGCACGCTTCCGGTTATACCGAGCAACAAGCAAATAGAGTTCAAAACAAGTCTTGGAGAAAAGCTTGCAAACTATACAGTTAATTTTGATTTTGCATTCAACAAAATAAATGATGTAAGATGATAAACTTGCAGTTATATATCGAAGGACAAGAGGTTGAGTTGTTTCAAGATGAATCAGTTTCAATCAAGCAGTCAATTCAAGATGTCAGGGATATTGGAAAAATATTTACAGACTTCACAAAAACCTTTGATGTTCCTGCTTCTAAAGAAAACAACAAAATCTTCAAGCACTTTTACGATTATGCAGTAATTGGCTATGACACAAGAAAAAAGAAAGATGCTGAAATATATTTGAATCATCAATTATTCAGAAAAGGCAGGGTTGCTCTTGAAAGTGCAAAGCTTAAAAAGGGTAGCCCAATTTCATATTCATTAACTTTTTACGGAAGCATTGTAAATCTCAAGGATTTTTTAGGCGAAGATAAAATTGATTCTCTTACAGACTTGAAAGACATTGTGATAGATTATACTTCTGCTCAAGTAGATAGTTTGATGTCCACAGCAGTTGATAAATATGTTGGAGCAAACTTTGTTGATGATGCAATTCTGTTTCCATTAATAACACACACAGATCAAGTTTTTTACAATTCAGGATCAGAAGTAAACGAATCATTAAACCTTTATCCCGCAACCGGTGGAGGAATAACACAAGGTCCGTTGTTTACACAATTCAAACCGGCCATCAGATTGTATGCAATAATAAAAGCGATAGAAACACATTACACGACAGCTAATGGATTTCCTGCCAATATTAAGTTTGCATCCGGTGGATTCTTTGACACAACCAATCTTGATTTCTATGATTTGTATATGTGGCTTCATAGAAAAAAAGGAGATCGTTTTGAAGATCAAGAAGCACAATTCTTTTTGTATGGCTATCAACCCAGAAATGAGCCAGAATTAGAATCAAGTAATTTTACTTCTTCAACATTCAATCTAATCGAGCATCCGAATACAAGAGAGTTCTTTTTGAACATAGTATCAACCGGAACTGTTTCAGGTTACAATATTGTTGTGAAAAGAAACGGAGAGGAATTTATGAGAGTTGATAACATAGATTCAGGAAGGCAAGAAATAATTACCTGCATAAGCGGTTATGGTGGTGCGCCAAGTTTAAGAATGGGCGAGGGAAGTTATGAGTTTTTTGTTGAAAGTCCGGTGCCTGTAACTGTGAATATTGATGTATCAATCAAGAAAAGATTCCCCCCAACATTTCCAGAGATAGGAACACAGGTTAGGATTGCAAGTTTTTTTGGAACACAATCAATCACTTCAACTGAAAAATTAACAGCCAAGAATGAATTGCCTGAAATTAAGGTTTATGATTTGCTGACTGGTCTTTTCAAAATGTTCAATTTAACTGCCTTTGTGAATCAAAATGATGAAATAGTTGTAAAGACATTGGATCAGTTTTACAGAGACTCTGAAAACACTTGGGATATTACAGATTTTATTGATGGATCAGAAGTCAAGGTTGAACCATTAACTCAATACAAATCAATCATACTTCGCTATCAAGGATTAGAACAGAAGTTGGCAGTTGATCATCAGCAAATTTCAAACAAAGAATGGGGAACAGCAACTTATAAAGGCGAAGATCAGGGATCAAAAGCATCAGAAGGATCGGAATACAAAATTGAACTTCCATTTGAGCATTTTAAGTTTACAAGGTTGTTAAATGGTGGAAACCTTTCAACACCAACAGATGTTCAGGTTGGGTTTTCAGTTGATGATAATGAAAGCCCATACAAAGGCAAGCCATTATTGTTTTATCCAATCAAAATAACAGGAGGAACAGAGATATCAATCCGAACTTCGGGAAGCACGAAATTTACAAAGACAGATTATTTCATACCATCAAACACAAGACTTTTGACAGATTCGCAAACGATTCACTTTGATGCTGAATTAAGTGAATATGCAAATCAAACGTTTGGTCAGTCTTTGTTCGATTCCTTTTACAAAACATATATTTCAGATATTTTTAAAACCAACAGAAGATTGCACAAATTAGAAGCTTTTCTTCCGTTGAGGATTTTATTAAACCTTGAATTAAACAACAAAGTTATCATTGCAGGTAACCTTTACAAGATCAATAGCATACAAACAAACTTTCAAACAGGCAAGTCAACTCTTGAATTGATAAATGAAGTTACAGAATTTCTTTTAGCAGACAATCTTGATGATTTTGCAAGGACAGTTGATATGCCATTCATTAAGTGTGATTCTACTTTGGTTAAATGTGATGTCAGTACAATAAGCGTATAATGGAGCAAATACTTGATCTTTTATTGATAGCAAAAAAATTCAAGCTGAATGGTCGTTATATTGGTATAGCGTTGGGTAAGTATAAACTTCCTGAAACACCAAAAGAAGCATATAAGATTTTTCAAAGAGAACTATGGCAAAAAGAATCATAGAAATTGAAGCAAAGGTTGCAGAAGCTGCCAAAGACCTAAAGCAGATAACAGACAATATTGAAGCTGCAAAGGAAGAAACTATTCTTTTCCAACAAGAACTTTCTCGACTTGAAAGGGAGCTTATTAAAACCCCAAAAGGACAACTTGCAAAACAAAAGGCACTCAAGAAAAGTCTTGATGAGGTCAAGCAAAGAATTTCAGAGAATAAAGCTGACGTTGCTGAATTAAATCTTGAGAAAGGAAAGTATGGCAAAAAGCTAAAAGAGACCAAGACTGAACTCAACAAAGCAGAAAAAGCACAAGCTGACTACAACAAAGAGATTGAAAAAGCAACAGGTCTTACAAAAATATTAGACCGGCTGACTTTTGGTATGTATTCACAATTCAAAAGTGGAACAAGAATACTAAAAGCAAACATCAAGCAATTAGGCCTTTTCAGAGTTGCTTTGATTTCCACCGGTATTGGTGCTATCGTTGTAGCATTAGGATCGTTTGTGGCTCTCCTTACGCAGACAGAGAGGGGTCAGAATATGCTTACAAAAGCAACAACAAGGCTCTCAACTGCATTTGGAGGAATCAAACAATTTTTTATTGACATTGCTGATCCATTACAAAAGTTTGGTAGTGGTATTTTGAAACTTTTTAAAGGCGAAGGAAAAGCTGCCGTTGATGATTTCAAAGATGCTCTTACTGGTGTTAAGGACGCTGCGATTGATGCAAACAAAGCTGTACAAGATGGATTTAAAACAGGAGCGGAAATTGCACAATTAAGAATTGATGCGGAAAAAGAAGAAAGGGATTTAATTGTTGATCGGGAAAAGGTAAATACAAAGGTTGCTCAATTAAGAATTAAAAGTTACAACAAGGAAAAGTTTGACTTAAATGAAAGAAAGGCATTTTTAGAAGAAGCTTTTGCTCTTGAAGAAAATATTGCAAAAAGAGAACAAGAAAACGCAAAAAGATTACTCAAAGCTAAACGATTAGAAATTGCAAGCACTAAAGAGGCAACCAACGAGCAGTTAAATGAAGAAGCAAAGTTGGCAGCCGAAGTTGAAAAGCTTGCCACTCGAAGTGTTAGAAGGCAGACAGAACTTGCATCTCAAATACAAACAATAAGAAATGAAGCATTAAGAGAGAGAAGGGCAGAGATTGAAGAACAAGGATTGCTTGGGGAACAACTGCGAAAAGGAGTGGAGATTGTAGAGGAAGATAAAAAGAAAAGAGATGAGGAAGCAAAAGAAAAAGAAGATGCAGACTTTATTGAAAGAATGCGTAAAAAAGCTGCCGAATCAAAAGCAGATGCAGAATATTCATTAGAAAAGATAGAACTTGAAAAAAATAAGAATCAATTTATTGCACAAGGATTAGTTTCAACAAGCAACTTAATTGCAACCGTTGCAGGAAAAGATTCCAAAGTTGGTAAAGCTGCTGCGACAGCATCGGCAGTTATTTCAGGAATAGGTGCGGTACAAAATGCTTTTAAAACTGCTGCGGATTCACCGATTACAACTTTCTTTCCACCTTATCCTTTTGTTCAAGCAGGAATAGCTGCTGCATTTACAGCAAAACAAGTCCAAGCAATTAATGCAGTAAAACCGGGTGGAGGTGCGGGTGCTTCTCGTGGAATAACATCAAGAGGAAGTGGTGCGCCATCAATCAGCGTGGTAGGATCATCTCCAATAAATCAACTTGCAGAAACAATCGGAAAAAAAGAACAACAACCGGTAAAAGCTTTTGTAGTTTCAGATGAAATCACAAATCAACAGGCTTTAGATCGTAAAATAAATGATAACGCTTCAATAGGATGAAAATAGTAGAATTAATTTTAGATGAAAATGATGAGTTGAATGGTATAGAAGCCATCAGCATTGTTGAAAAACCTGCAATAGAAGAAGATTTTGTTGCTTTAAAAGATGAGCAGGAAATCGAATTGAAAAAGATTGATGAGGAAAAAAGGATTCTTCTTGGGCCAATCTTGATTCCAAACAAACCAATATTGCGAAAAGGGAAAGAAGATAATTACTACATATACTTCTCAAGAGATACTGTAAGAAAAGCATCGGAATTATATCTCAAGAATGGAAATCAAGGCAAAAGCACACTTGAACACGAACATTCAATTAATGGCCTAACCCTTGTTGAATCGTGGATTGTTGAAGATCAAAAGAAAGACAAAAGTCAATTGTACGGAATGGACGTTCCACTTGGAACTTGGATGGGAACAATACGAGTTGATAATGAAGATATTTGGGATCAATACGTAAAGTCAGGAAAGGTAAAAGGATTTTCAATTGAAGGATATTTTGCAGACAAAAGTGAGCAACCACAAGAGAAAGGAATTAAGGACAAATTATCAGAGATCGAGGAAGATGATCGAAATGATCTTATAAAGTCCTTAAAAAACCTTTTAAGTGGCAACAAAGAGGAATTAGAAAGCTTCTCAGATTATCCGGAGGGAGTTCGCAATAATGCAAAAAGAGGAATTGAATTAAATGAGAAGGTTGGAAACAAATGCGCAACGCAGGTGGGAAAAGTTCGTGCAAGGCAGTTGAGCAAGGGAGTTGGTTTGACATTACCAACGATCAAAAGAATGCACTCATATCTTTCAAGAGCAGAAACTTATTACGATCCAAACGATTCAAAAGCTTGTGGAACAATCAGCTATTTGCTTTGGGGTGGCTTGGCCGGTAAAAGGTGGGCGCAGTCAAAACTAAAAGAACTTGGAGAACTTGAGTTGGAATCAAAAGTGATAAGTGATTCTCTTGCAATTATAGATGACAGACTTGCATACTCTTCAAAAGAGATGGCAATGAAAGCAGCGGAAGATATTGGTTGCGAAGGGTTGCATACTCACGAGTTTGAAGGCAAGACTTGGTATATGGCCTGTGAGGAACATAAACTTAAAAAATCTCCTTGCTGGGAAGGTTATCGGCAAGAGGGATATAAAATGAAAAATGGCAAGCGTGTACCAAATTGTGTCAAGGCAACCGAAGATATGGCAAAGGTTGGAAAGCGTGGAGGTATTGTTCCAAGCAAAAAAGCACCAAAGTCAGGAACAAAAAATCCAAAACCAAAAGGAAAAGGATCGGCCAAAGGAACAGCAAAAGGAAAAACCGGTGCAAAACCAACAGCAAAAGACAGAGCAACGCTTCAAAAAAAGGCTGATGATTTTAACAAAAGATACAAAGAAAAACTTGGATATGGAGTAACCGTTGGTCAATTGGCATCAGTTTATCAAAGAGGACTGGGTGCTTTCAATACATCTCATTCTCCAAATGTAAGTTCAGCTTCTCAATGGGGATTTGCACGTGTGAATGCTTATTTGTATTTAGTCAAAAATGGCAGACCACAAAACCCAAAGTACATCAACGATTATGATTTGCTTCCAAAAAAACATCCAAAAAGCAGTAAATAATGCCAACAATACAAAACACATCTTACAAGGTCCACGTAAAGCACACAGATCAAAATGAAGTTGATAATGTAAACATTGAAGATGGAGCAATGCTTCACACCGATGATGCTTTGTATATGGGTCATAATGATTCAAATGTTATTGTTTATCCTCAAGGTGGGATCAAGTCATTAGGATGGGCAAGATATATAGACACGCAATATACATCTTTATCTCCTTTATCTTTAGCTACTGACACACTAACAGTATTGCCTAACAATGCAGGAACAGTTATAAAAAGTCACACTTCTGTTGATTTCTACCAAAATGGTGTAAACTCAAAAATATACGGCCAAAACTTAAACGATGTATATTTAATTACAGTAGAATGGAAAGCACAAGCACCTAATGCTAATCAGACACATTTAAATTTATCTATTGCAAACGGGGGTGGTTTAATTGAAAACTTAGATGTTGCTTTAGCCTATATTAAAGGGAATGCAATTACACAAGTATTTCACAATATTTTTCAATATTATATAGACCAAGATTTCTTAGATGATGGTGCTTCTTTGCATATACAATCACACGGAGGTACATCAACTGTTTGGGATATTCAATATTTTATTCAAAGAACACAAAACGCTAGTTTAAGCTAATGAAATATCCAATACCACAAAATAAAAAAAGAGGATGCCTTTGTCGAGATGGTCAAACATATTCAGTTGAATGCTGTGGAGGAGATTATTTTAACCAAGGAATTGGGTCGGTTACAGGAAATTTTCCCGTAACAACTACAACAATTGCTACCACAACAACAACAATCGCAGGAACAACAACTACAATTGCTCCAACCACAACTGCGACACCTACAACAACTGTTGCCCCCACAACTACTTTGGCTCCAACAACGACTACTTTGGCACCAACTACTACGACTATTGCACCAACAACGACATTAGCACCCACCACAACATTGGCTCCTACAACAACAACTGCTGCGCCAACAACAACAATTGCAACAACAACAACTGTTGCTAAAACCTATCTTTCAGGAACAAATATAGGAAGTGGCGATTATATAGCTATTGATTTTGATTTTTCAAGTAGCACACCTGAAATCTCAATTTGGGCAAATGATCCAATCACAGGGAAAAGTCACGCAGATACAATTGCAAAAGAGATAGGCGATTACCTTGCCCAACAAAACACATCTTTAGGTTCAAGCTTTTCATTCTTAACAGGCGAAAACTTCGAATTTTATAACCCATCAAATACTCAACTTGCATCTTTAGAGAATGCTTTGGGAACAGGAGTTTTTAATTATCCATCTCCGGCAACCACAGGTTCTTTCCCATCAGTTCCTTATGGAGCATCAGCTTCATCAAGCTGGACATCAAGGGGTATTAAATTCTCAAGTTCGGCAGTTTACACTACTTCGGGAGGAACAACTGGACCGCATATGTTATGGTCAAACGGATCAGATCAAGGTTTCTACTTTAAGTTTCATACATAGAAAATGCAAATTTTTTGAAGCGTTTCGTTACATAAGTATGAAAAATACAAAAGATATGTTGAACGAAATTAAAACCCTTCTTGGGGTGGAGGATCAAGAAACTGTTCTTGCAAAACTCAACCTTGAGAATGGAACTGTTTTGGAATCGGAAGATTTTAAAAGCGGAAGCGATGTATTCATATTAACAGAAGATGAGAAAGTTGCATTGCCTGTTGGTGGATATGAACTCGAAGATGGCAGATTTTTAGAAGTGGCAGAGGAAGGAATTATTTCTGAAATCAAAGCTGAAAAAGAAGAAGCCAAAGACGAGGAAGATGAGAAATCAGATGACAAAGAAGAAATGGCCTATGCAACAAAAGAAGAACTTGCTGAAGTTGTATCTATGGTTCAAGAAATCAAGTCTATGATTGAAAAAATGGGAGACAAAAAAGAGGAAGAAAAAGAAGAAGAAATGGCTGAATTGAAAGAAAACCTTTCAGAAGCTTCTGCTGATCCAATCAAACATTCTCCGGAAAAAACAACTGAAACAAAATTTAACCTTTATTCACAAAAAAGACCTTTAACAACTTTTGATAGAGTTATGGAAGGCATATCACAAATTAATTAAGATGGCAACAACAACTTCAATTACAACTACTTATGCAGGAGAGTTTGCAGGTCAATACATCTCCAAGGCACTTCTTTCTGGCGATACAATCGCACAAGGAGGGATCACTGTAAAACCCAACGTAAAGTTTAAAGAGGTTATCAAGAAAGTAGATACTAACGCAATTGTCAAAGATGCAACTTGCGATTTCGATCCTACTTCAACTGTAACTCTTACCGAAAGAATTTTACAACCGGAATATCAGCAAGTCAATTTGCAACTATGTAAGTCAGACTTTCAAAGTGACTGGGAAGCAATCTCAATGGGATTATCTGCTCACCAATCTTTACCAAAAAACTTTTCAGATTTCTTAATTGCTCACGTTGCAGCTAAAGTTGCACAAAGAACTGAGCAAAGCATCTGGGCAGGAGACACTTCTAACAACGGACAATTCAACGGATTGACAACTCAAATCGCTCTTGATGCTGATTTACCTGCTGCTCAAGAAGTAGCCGGAACAACTGTAGATGCGAGCAACGTTATTGCTCAACTTGGAAGCATTGTGGATGCAATTCCTTCAACAGTTTATGGAAGTGAGGATTTATTTATGTATGTATCTTCAAACATCGCAAGAGCATACATCAGAGCATTGGGTGGATTTGGTGCATCTGGACTTGGAGCAGCCGGTACAAATAACCAAGGTACTCAATGGTTCAACAACGGAAGCTTGTCTTTTGATGGAGTAAAAATCTTTGTCGCTCAAGGACTTGCTGACAACACAGCAGTAGCTGCTGAAAAGTCAAACCTATATTTCGGAACTGGTCTTTTAGCTGATCACAACGAAGTAAAAGTTATTGATATGGCTGACCTTGATGGAAGTCAAAACGTAAGAGTTGTAATGAGATTTACAGCCGGTGTTCAATACGGAATTGTAGATGACATTGTAACTTACGGAATCACTAACTCCGCAAACTAATCATTAATCAGATAGGGGAGGGGAAACTCTCCCTCATCTTAAATCGTTTTTTATGGCTTGTACATTATCGCTGGGGAGGAAGGAGCCCTGCAAAGATGTGGTCGGTGGGATTAAAAACGTCTATTTTGTTGATTTTGGAGGACTCGGAACAGTTACAGAAACTAATGATGAGATCACAAATTTAACAGGAGATGGATCAAACAATCTTACTGCTTACAAATATGAATTAAAAGGTGCCAACAGTTTTGAACAGACTGTGAATGCATCGAGAGAGAACGGTACAGTTTTCTACGAGCAAACGCTGAATATCAATTTGAAAAAATTATCAAAGGAAGATAACCAAGAATTGAAATTATTAGCTTTTGCAAGACCACACGTTGCTGTTGAAGATTATAATGGCAATGTGATGATGATGGGATTGGAACACGGGGCAGATGTTTCCGGAGGAACAATTACCACAGGAGCAGCGATGGGAGACTTGTCAGGTTACACTATGACATTAACTGCTCAAGAAAGAAAGCCTGCGAACTTTATGGCATCAGATACTATTGATTCTGATTTCCCATTCAGCGTAACGGATTATGCAGGATTATCGGGAACAGTAACCGTAACAGAAGGAACAAATTCCTAATTCTTTTTTCATTGTTCAAAGAGAGGGTGTCAGTAATGATGCCCTTTTTTTATTAAAAAATTTTGATAAGTCAAGAATATTTCGGATATTAGCTGAAATGTTTAACTTAAAATATCAAAAAATGGAAAACGTAAAAAAACAAAGTAGAAAAGTAGGAGTTGCCGGTGGATTTATCAATCAGATGATGGGCAACAATTCAACAGAGCCTGTTAAGGGTGGTGGCTGTACAGTTTTATCTTATTCTGACAGACATCCTTATGAAGTTTTAGAGGTTTCTAAAGATGGAAATTCTTGTGTGATCAGAGAAATGGATTCAACACCTTTGCATAATGGAATGACAGAGTGTCAAGAGTATGAGTACTCAAGCAATCCGAACAAACCCAAAGAAGAATTGGTTTGGAATGCAAAAAAAGGATGTTGGGGGGTAATGGGAATAAGAATAGGAGGAAAGCGTAAAACCTTTAGTAAGATTTCAATTATTTTCGGAGTAATGGAAAAATATTGGGATCCTTGTTTCTAAAAAGCTGACAAAGTTCAAGAGTACACTATCAGCAAAAGGAGGGCAACAGAAATGTTGCTCTTTTTTTTTGCAATTATTTAAACTATCTTCGTTATATAGATATGAAGATTTTGACAACAAGCACTTCAAACCAAACAATCAAGGTTGTACCAAGAGAATATGTTACGACAGCTTCGTTGGTTTTAAGAGATGATACAACAAACACAGAAACAACAGACAGCGTAAGCCCAACAACAGTTGGAGACTATTTGCAGATAATAAATGCATACACTTTGAAAGAGGGAAGGTTTTACGATCTGACTTTAAAAAATGCCGGTGGCTCTGTGATTTACAAAGACAAGATTTTTTGCACAGATCAAACAGTGAATCAAAGCACAAACAATTATTATTCAGTAAACGATTCTGAATATACCACAGACACAACATACGATGACGATTACATTTTGCTATGAAAGATATTTCGATTGTAAATTTAAGTAGTTACACAACTCCAAAGGTAATTGAATACCGAAACAAAGATTGGATTTCCTATGGAGAGGGAAACGATTATTTTAAGCACTTGATTGATCGTTACAACGGGAGTCCAACAAACAATGCGATTATTAACGGACTTTCTGATATGATTTATGGGGATGGATTAGATTCAACAGATTCATCAAGAAAGCCGGAGGAATATGCCAAGGCAATTTCTCTTTTCACAAAAGATTGTGTAAGGAAGCTTGTTTATGATCTCAAGTTGATGGGTCAATGTTCAATGCAACTTATCTATTCAAAGGACAGAAAAACAATTGCAAAGGTTGAGCATTTTCCGATAGAAACATTAAGAGCAGAAAAAAGCAATGATGATGGAGACATCGAAGCTTATTATTATCATCCGGATTGGTCAAAGGTAAAACCAAACGATCAACCAAAAAGAATACCAGCTTTCGGTTTTTCAAAAGAGAATATTGAAGTATTGGTTGTCAAGCCTTATCGTGCAGGATATTATTACTTCTCTCCGGTTGATTATCAAGGTGGATTGCAATATTCAGAACTTGAAGAAGAAATTGCAAACTACCATCTCAACAACATTCAAAATGGATTAGCACCTTCAATGCTTATAAACTTCAACAATGGAGTTCCAAACGATGAAGAAAGGGAGATGATCGAACAAAGGATTTATAAAAAGTTTTCAGGTACTTCAAATGCAGGAAAGTTTATACTTGCGTTCAATGATAGTGCTGATCAACAAGCAAGTGTAAATCCGGTTGAGTTATCAGAAGCACACGCACAATATGAGTTCCTTTCAAACGAAGCATCAAGAAAGATACTTGTAAGCCATAGGATCGTTTCTCCAATGCTTTTTGGTATCAAGGATCAGACTGGATTAGGAAACAACGCAGATGAACTTAAAACAGCTTCTATTTTGACTGACAACGTTGTGGTAAGACCATTTCAAAGATTATTGATTGATGCGTTTGATCAGGTCTTGGCTTTTAACGGAATTGCAATAAACCTTTATTTCAAAACATTACAACCACTTGAGTTTGTTGATGTCGATAATATTGCAGATAAAGACACAAGAGAAGAAGAAACTGGAGTAAAAGAAAATCTTACAGCTTTATCATTGTATGAAGCAGAAGATTGGTTGGAACACTTAAAAGATGTTGGCGAAGATGACTTTGATGAGGAAGAATACGAATTGATAGATTCCGAAATTGTTGATGATGAGGAAC